TTCAATTTAATTTAGCGCTAGACAGGGCATTTTATCAATATCAACAAATTTTGCTTTTTTACTAATTTTTTTACGGCCTACTATGTACTTATTAAAGAAGGGTCCTTCGAATTGCGCCCGTGGTGTATGTTTATGAACAGTTCTAGCTATCATTTTATATAATTTAAAATCAGGATATCGTTCATCTCCATTTTTCTTGTATAAAATATTTCTGCCTTTATCATCTTGTGTCCATTCTACCATCAATTTTGCAAGATAGTCTATAGGTTCAATATTATTCATATCTTCTACAAAATAATCGAATAAAGAACATGCTAGCCTACATAAATCGAAACTCATATTAGGTTCTAGTCTTGGTTTTTTGGAATTAAAGTATGGTTCAAAATTATATTGTGTGGCTGCATCACCTTTTGAATGATAACTATCGCTGCAAATCATTCGTCCCTTATACTTATAAATAGCTCTTCCAAAATCAATAATCTTAAATATTCGTCCAAAAGTAGGTACTTTATAATACCGCTGCTTATATCTATAGTATAAATATTGCTTTTCGGTTTTTTGAAACATGATATTATTTGTATGTAAATCATTATGTGTAAAATGAAATACTTTTTGATATACAATCAACATAATTACGATTTGAAATAAACAGGCTCTCCATTCATCCGTGCTCATTTCATTTTCTTCATTTAATAATGAATCTAATGTACCATCCATACATTCTAAACAAATAATTTGTGTAGGAAAGTTAAATAAGACACTGTTTATCTCTATATCAGAATCTAAAGTGGTACAATTACTAGAAGATTCATTCTCCTCGCTATTTTCTTCACTATCATCATCGTCGGAAAATGAATCGTCATTTCCGTCTTCTGAACAACTGTCATTAGTATTTGTGTTTGATGATCTAGAAGAGCACGTCGAATCTGTTTTTCGGGAGCGACTGGTAGGTAAATCGAATTCAAAAACTAAATCAGGTTCAGTTAAACGGGCATTTGAAATATCAGCTAAATGAAAAACCTGTTTAAAATCGTCATTATTGATAGATGATACGTCTTTATTGGCGACTCTATCTCCAATATTTAATTTTTTCTTATAATTGCGTGTGTCAAAATCCATTAACATTCCCATATCCATATTCTCTATTTTGAATTGTTCATTTTGATTTTTATGGAAATAAGTTGAATCATGTAAATAGTCTATGTCGTCCGCTATATTGTATATAAATTTCTTCTGAACCCCTAAAAAGGAACCAAAAAAATCCAATCCATGAGGAAAATAACAATTATGATATAACTGACTTGTTAAATATGAAAAAAAACTATCCACATAGGCAGAATTATTTGGATCCACAACTTTTTTGTGACAAATGTTTTCATTTAATTCTGGCAAAGTAATTTTTTTAGTTTCCCCTAAATCTTTGTATTTGCCCACCATGTATTTCACTGGGTCCAATAGTGGAGAGAATTTAAAAAAACAAAGCTTCTTTTCTTTTTTATGACCATCAGTAATTATACAGTTAAATTTATTGCGTTTATTTGTTGGTTCAACTTTAATAATATGAAAATGATGATTAAGATTAAGATTCTTATAATTAGATTCTTTTAATGAAAAAAATTGTTTGTATAAAGGGATATAATTCTGCACATTATAGAGTCCTATATTGTTAAATGATTCAAAAAGAGCACTGTTGTCATTTTTTTTATAATACAAGTCAAACATTAGTTTTATTAGATAAAATTAATAGTTTCTTTAAACTTATTTATTTTGCGTAAATTTAATAGGATTTTTAATATCATCGGAAATTAATATGAATCTGGAACTAAAAAAGTTCGACATGAAAAATATTAAATTCGATGCTAAAAAAGCTTCTGGTCCGGTTATTGTTCTTATTGGAAGGCGTGATACAGGTAAATCTTTTTTAGTCAAAGATTTATTATATCATCACCAAGATATTCCAATTGGAACAGTTATTTCAGGAACAGAAGCGGGGAATGGATTTTATTCTAAAATGGTTCCTAAATTATTTATTCATGATGAATATAACACTGCTATTATTGAAAATATTCTAAAAAGACAAAAAATGGTTATTAAACAAATTAAAAAGGAGAATGAAGCCTATGGTAGATGTAATATTGATGGTAGAGCTTTTGTTATTCTAGACGATTGTTTATATGATAATAGTTGGGCAAGAGATAAATTAATGAGACTTTTATTCATGAATGGGAGACATTGGAAAATTATGTTAGTAATTACAATGCAATACCCTTTAGGAGTTCCACCTAATTTGAGAACAAACATTGATTATACTTTTATTCTTCGCGAACCATATATCAATAACAGAAAGAGGATTTATGAAAATTATGCAGGAATGTTTCCCACATTTGAAAGCTTTTGTCAAGTGATGGACCAATGTACAGAAAATTATGAATGTCTTGTAATAGCCAATAATGCCAAATCAAATAAATTGGATGAACAAATTTTTTGGTATAAGGCTGACCCTCATCGAGATTTCAAATTAGGTTCTAAAGAATTCTGGGAAATGTCAAAAGATATAGGTTCTGATGATGAAGATGAAGCATATGATCCAAAATCACAAAGAAAGGGTCCTCGTATCAATGTCAAAAAGAGCAAATGGTAATTAAACTCTATTTTCAACTTTATCAAATTTGCCACCTCCTAATACTCCCTTCTCTGCTAACTTTTTTCTATGAAAGGTTTTGTAATCAAATGTGCAATCATGACTCTCTGCGCATTGATGTAAATTACAAAATCTTTTTTCACAACGACAATCATAAGCAGTAATTGATAATTTCTTTTTACAACCTTCCATTTGACATCGTTTGGGTTTCTTCTTCTTCTTTTCTTTTTTTGGTTTTTTCACCGGTAGTGCTTTTTTTTCAGTTGCGTTATCAATAACTACTACTTTTTTAGTCATAGGAGGTAGTTTATCATTAAATGTAAACTGAGGTTTGCAATTATCGGTCATCTTTTAATGTATATATAAATTAATTTTGTAAATCAATTTATAAAATCATTTAATCTTTTTTCTCAGTAATTTCCATTTCTACTGATTCCTTTTCATTCTCATCTTTTTCCGCTTGCATCTTTTTTTCCATTTTATCGCCGTCTCGTGTTCTAATATTTGCGCCCTCGAATAATTCCTTTCGAATATCTGCTGAAGAAACGTTATCACCCAACCCGGTTTCAGTAGTGTTCATATTGGCAACACCTACAAGATTACCATCAGCATCGATATTTTGTGTCAATTTGTTCCCACTATCTTTGGCAATTTTAACATTCTCTTCAATTGCAGTTCGTTTAGCTTCCTTAACACGTTTTTCAAAAGCAACCTTGGCCTCTTTTTCATTTTTATTTTTCTCATGCATTAACTGATTTAACTCATCTTCCAAATATTCAACGCGACCGGTTTTATATGCCTCTGGATTCCAAGGCATCCACATTCCAACGGGTCCTACATATACATCATGGTTTGGGTCAACCTCTCTAAGCATTCTACATCTTAACTCTGCTTCTTGTTGAGTAGGATATGCACCACGTACTTTAATACCTCTAGTACTGGTCTGAAAGTTATATCTTTCTAAAAACTCTTGTTCCAATTCTTCCTCTTTAGCATCTATGAAATTTTTGTAGTCATCACCAATATTGGTCTTAGTTAAGTCATTTGCTTCGGACTTGGTATATTCTTGAAAATCAGCCATAACTTTATCAAAATTCAAATTATATTTGAATGCCATGAAATTTAGAAACTGTGTGAATTTTTGAGTTGATTTAGAGAAATCCCAATGTTTTAGGAATTGTTCAAAGTAGAAAAGAGACTTTTGTTTAAGAATTTTATCCGGAGATACAAAACTCACACAAACGAATTTTTGTCCCGCAATGGGCTTATCTTCCTCCAATAAATCAACATATTTAGGATTTTTAGTACCATCACCATTTAATTGCTTCTGATAGTCACTTTTTTCTGCCATTATACTTTATTTTTATACATGTTATTTTAAACTATTTTTTTACATATATATATTTTTTTTTCTTGTTGAATTATATAAAATGCTCGGACAATTGGGACAAGTTTTAGACATTGGCGAACTCGTCAGACGCATCGTGAAATACGTTGTTGAAGGTATCATGGTTGCTATCGCAGCTTACGC